GAAAAAATAAAAAACCAATCTGAAATTATGCTTGAAGTAGAACACGTAATTATATTTAAAGATGATTTTAATAAAAATATAACAACAACAGATACAATTCCTTTAGGAAATATAGAGGAACATTCAGCAGAGGATAATGGGAAAAAGTTTTTTAAACTTATGATAAATTTAGCATCAAATGTGGCGGCAAGAGGATAATTTTCTTAAATAACGGAGTTGTAGTATTACTGCTAACGGTCGATGCTTGTAGCTGTTGCCACTAAAAATGCCTGAACTTTAAATTTAAAACTAAACTTTGAAATGCAAAACAATAATCAAATTAATCACGAAACTGGCAATAGCTACAAGCATTTGTTACTGGATAGTGCTTTTACTCATATTGGACTTTTTGAAGGTATTGGAGGTTTCTCTTTGGCTTCAAAATGGATGGGATGGGAAACTAAAGCGTGGTGCGAGTGGAATGAATTTGGACAACGAATTTTAAAACATCATTTTCCAAATGCAGAAGGATTTGGAGATATAACTAAAACAGATTTTACAAAATATGCAAACAGAATTGATATTCTCACAGGAGGATTCCCATGCCAAGACGCATCCATTGCCAAACAAGATGGCAAAGGACAATCAGGGCTTGAAGGAAGCAGAACAGGACTCTGGAGAGAAATGGTTAGAGCCATTGAAGAAGTCAAGCCAAAATTTGTTGTCGCAGAAAATGTTGAAAATATTCTCCGAACCAACAATGGAAGAGATTTTGCAACAATCCTCAGTGAATTGGTGCGAATGGGGTTCAATTGTGAATGGAAAGTATGCCGAGCATCAGAGGTCGGTGGATGCCATCACCGTGCTAGGTGCTTCATGGTTGCTTACTCCAATGGCATCAGATTACAACCGGGGCAATCTTTCTTCAAAAATGTTTTTCAAGAGACATTACAGAAGCGCAGGATCTTTGCCGGAACATCTGCATCAGTTGGGATTTCGTGGTCAATTGAACCCTCAGTTTCCATTATGGATGATGGGCTTTCCGAAAGATTGGACAATATTACCTTTTCTAAATGGAGAAATGAGTCAATCAAAGCCGGAGGTAATGCCATAGTGCCTCAAGTGGCCTATCAGATTTTTAAAGCAATTAAACAATATAATAACCAATAGAAATATGAAATTCGAAGAAGATGAACTAGAGAGGCAAGTCCTCTCAGCTATGATGCTCTCTCCGGAGGATAGGCTCACAGCTTTCCAAGTATTACCAACCATTGACTGCTTTCAAGTAGACAAGCACCGCATAATAGCACAGGCTGTCCAAGCCCAGCAAGATGCCGGAGAGCCTGTTGACCTAGAAACAACAGTAGCTACCATCAAGAAGTCTGGCCTAGTAAAAGAGGCCGGAGGCATTAAGTACATTGCTCAAGTCTTTTCAAGCCTCAAGTCTCCCGGGCATATAGAGGTTCATTGTCGGTACTTAGTTGAGCAGTACATCAGAGCCAAGCTCTATGGAATTAGCATGCAGCTTCTGCAGGAGTCACAGGCTGACTCTGGTGATGTCTTTGAGATATACTCTAAGTACCAGACTAAGCTTGATGCACTTTTTGCATCATCCATAACCAAGAATGATGATGACTTTAAACAGCAGCTCATTGAGTCCTCTAACCAATGGCTCACAAGTAAGCCCGGAGAGATAGCCGGACACCGGACAGGCATAGCTGCACTTGATAAGCTATGCGGTGGCCTGACCAATGGCGAGCTGATAGTGGTAGGTGCTAGACCAGGGCAAGGTAAGACTGCTCTGGTAGTTTCCTTAATCAGAAATCTAGCCAAGCAAGGCATAGGATGTGGTATGTTCAGCCTAGAAATGACCAAGCATGAGCTTGTCCAGAGGCTAGCCTCTCAAGAGTCTAATGTCTGGGCGTACAAGATCAAGCAAGGTGAGCTGAACCAGTATGATAAGAGCGCAATCAATGATGCAGTAGGCAGGATGAAGGAGTGGCCTATCAAGATAACCGATGAGGGCTACCTTAACATCTCCAAAATTCGGACAAAGGCTACCATGTGGAAGAATAAGCATAATATCAAAGTCATCTTCGTTGATTACATAGGTCTGGTTAACTCTGTAAACCCAAAGGAGACCAACCGAGTCAACATCATAGGCGAGATAAGTAGAGGTCTAAAGCTCCTAGCCAAAGAACTACAGATTCCTGTAGTAGCACTAAGCCAGCTCAGCCGGAGAGTAGATGAAAGAGGAGATAAGATGCCTCTCATGAGTGACCTTAGAGAGTCAGGCTCAGTTGAGCAGGATGCAGATGTCATCTGGATGATGCTAAGACCTGAGTACTACTTTGAGCCTACAGCCACAACCAAAGTGGGCAGCACCGAAATGCCTAATGCTGGACTATGCCTGATTGATCAGGTTAAGATGAGGTCAGGTAGCACAGGAATAATACCTTTGCACTTCGATGCCCCTTTAATGCAGCTGAAGGACTATGACCAATATTCACATTAGCATGATACCTGAGATTTACCAAGGTACAGGAACTTATATTAATGACATGAGATACCACTACATTAACACTGAGATAGGCTACCAGGACTGCATGGACTATCTGACCAGAAAAATAAGCCAGCTAAACAAAAAGATTGTTGACCATCAAGGTCATGACAACAAGAATAAGTACATGATGCGCTGGCATAATCAGAAGGCCATCTACGAGGCAATGCTCAATTACTTATCTTTGCGAAAATTACCGTTATCACAATGCCACTAAAGAAAGGATACAGTGCTAAGACAGTTAGCTCAAACATTAAGACAGAGATGAAGTCAGGCAAGCCTCAGAAGCAGGCTGTAGCCATTGCGCTCTCTGTAGCTAAGAAGGCTAAGAAGGCAGCGAAGCCTAAAATGCCTTCAATGAAACCAAAAATGAAATAGACTGCATGCAAGTAGTTGCAATAAGTTCAATCAAACCAAATCCGAGCAATCCTAGGCTTATTAAAGATGATAAGTTTCATAAGCTCGTTCAAAGCCTCAAGGACTTCCCAGAGATGGCAAGTGTCAGGCCAATAGTGGTGAACCAAGACATGGTTATCCTTGGAGGCAACATGCGCTTTAAGGCCATGAAGGAAGCCAAGTGGAAAGAAGTGCCTGTACAAGTAGTTGATTGGGATGAAGCCAAGCAGAGAGAGTTCATCATCAAAGACAATGTAGGCTTCGGTGAGTGGGATTGGGAAGACTTAGCCAACAGCTGGAATGCAGAAGAACTTGAAGCCTGGGGCTTAGATGTGCCTGCAGGATTCATTGAGGAAGCTGAAGCAGAGGAGGATGACTATGAGATGCCTGATGAAATTAAGACAGACATTGTGCTTGGCGACCTATTTGAGATAGGTGAGCATCGGTTGCTTTGTGGGGATTCAACAGATAGTGATGCTGTTGCTAAGTTGATGAATGGGCAGAAGGCTGATTTATTGCTTACTGATCCACCTTATGGAATTGGTATTGATGGTCAAAAAGAAAGTAAATCCAAAAATCCTAAACATAATAGAAAGAATCATGAATTTTTAGGATGGGATAATTCAAGACCTGAGCAATCAACTTTTCTACTTTTGCTTTCATTAGCAGATACTGCAATAATTTGGGGAGGAAATTATTTTGCTGATTTATTACCAGCAACAAGGGGATGGATTTATTGGTCTAAAGGTCAGGATGGTCTTACAATGAGTGATGGTGAACTTGCTTGGACATCCGAAGATAAACCTTTACGAGCCATAACCGTAAACAGAGCAAGTCTTCAAGGGAGTGTTCATCCAACTCAAAAACCTATTGAGGTTATGACTTTTTGCTTAAACTGGTCAGAAAAAAATAATTTAGTTTTAGATTCTTATCTTGGTTCAGGATCAACAATGGTAGCAGCCCATCAATTAAAGCGCAAATGTTACGGGATGGAACTTGAGCCAAAATACTGCCAAGTAATTGTGGACAGGATGCTTAAATTAGACCCTACATTGCAAATAAAAAGGAACGGTCAGCCTTATCTGCCCGGAGGTACTAATCAAGGAAAATACAAGGATGCCAAACCCGGAGAATCTTGAAAAAGGAAAATGGAAAAAAGGCCAATCTGGTAATCCTGCTGGCAGGCCCAAAAAGCTACCTGAGTTAAGGGAATTGCTTGCCAATGTACTTGGTGATGAGAAGGATGGCAAAACAGCTGCTGAGGCTATTCTTATGGCTTTGAGAGCCAAGGCAACCAAAGGTGATGTCAGAGCTGCTGAGTTGCTACTTGACCGAGCCTATGGCAAGGCCAAGCTGGACATTGAGCTAGAAGGCTCAATCAATACCGTCATTATGCCACAACCTATAAGCAGGAAGCCAGCTGAACCAGAAGCCTAATGGCACAGGTTGATTTGTCAAGTCCTGACCTATGGCAGCAGCAGTATCTGGAAGCAGTCACTGAGCCTAAGACCTACAACATTCTCTGGGGCGGAGCAGGATCAGGCAAGAGCCAGACCATGATTCAGCTATTTTTGGCTGAGATATGCGACAATAAAGTCAATCAGTACCAGACCTTCTTTGTTATTCGAAAAGTAGCTGCCACATTGAGAAACTCAGTCTTTGCTGACTTCCGGAATAAGATTAGCCAATGGGGATTGGATAAGCTCATTAAGGCAAAGACAGGATACATGGAGCTTCAGTCTGGCACTAATCGTATTGTCTTCCTTGGCTGTGATGATCCTGAAAAGCTCAAGTCACTTAGCCAGGCTAAGTACATCTGGATTGAGGAGGCAACTGAGCTGACTCTAGAGGACTTTACTCAGATAACCCTCCGACTTAGGGGTAAGTCTGAGCATCCTAAGAGGTTCTTCTTGACCTTCAACCCGGTCAGTGATAGCCATTGGATAAAGAAAAGGTTCTTTGATGATGTGCCTGAGAAGGAGACCAACCAAATACTCAGGCTGCATGGAACTTACAGAGATGCTCTGAACTTCCTTGATGATGAGTATGTCACAAGGATGGAAGCACTCAAGACAGTCAACCAGACCTACTATGAAGTCTATGCCCTAGGGCAGTGGGGAGTTTGGGATAGAGAGAGCCTCTTTGCCTACACCTTCGACTATTCAAAGCATGTGTTTGGTGGCTACATCAAGGCTAATCCAGCCTACCCACTGTACCTAGCCTTTGACTTCAATGTCACGAATACCTGCGTAGCTTGCCAATACATCAAGTATGGCAGTGAGTCAGCCAATTATGCTACCATCAATGTGCTGAAGACATACCGGATAGGTGACCTGTCTACACTGTGCCAGACAATCAAGCAAGAGTACCCAGACATGATGTATGTCATCAATGGTGATGCCTCTGGTGCTGCCAGGAATGCCTTTACTCAAGGCAACATCAGTGCCTACCTAATCATCAAGAACTATCTGAACCTAGTAGACATGCAGCTGCAAGTGCCTAAGAGTAACCCTAGCCACATTGCCAGCAGGCTCATCACTATCCTGATGTTTCAAAAGGCTAAGATCACCATCAGTGAGAAAGCCTGTCCTGCTCTGGTAACTGACCTCAAAGAGGCAAAGGTAGACAGGCAAGGTAGCCTTGACAGCTGGAAGAATAAGAACCCAGACAAGAGCCACGCTCTGGATGCCTTCCGGTATTTTATTTTCTCTAACTTTGCCGAGATAACCAGCAACTTTAATCTAGAAAAATATGGCACTATGCTGCAATGATTGCTACCCTATCTGTCAGCCATTCAATAGCTGCCCAGATGCTGTCTACATATATGCACCAATAGGCTATGATTCGGTGCTGGTTGACATCATTAAGCCCGGTGTTAATGTAGCCATTCAGCAGCTGCTCAGTGTTGGCATTGATGGCTTTGTTGAGCTTGACATGGAGGGCTTACCAGAAGGATTCTTTAATGCCTATGCAGGCCAGTACAGCATAGGATTCATTGAGCCAGATACTCACCAGGTAATTGACTTCATGGCTCTGGATGGAAAAATACATGACAGCATCTGCCTGACCTTTCAAGTGGCCTACACAAACCTAGAGACTAACATCATATCTATAAACGCAATTAATAATGACACCCTTGAATTATGACATTGAATCTAGCT